AGCCGGTGCTTTGTAATCAAGTAAGTGAATCGGCATGTCTGTATATTGTCCAATGTTTTCACGGTTCAATATCACAAATTGAACTTTCCACGTGTCAAGACACATCTTTATATATTCAGGCATGCCGCCGATCCAAAACGTAAATAATTTTATATCCATAAGCCTCTTAAAAGTGGATTGAGGCTCTGGGCCCTCCGCCAAGTCCGGCAGTGGGTCGAGCCCCGTATCCAATTGAAAGGAGAAAGATTTTATCGTACGACCCGACGTGGTCCGCATCATTGAGAGGCGTGTCGGGTTCTGTTCAAAATGGAGAAGGCAATGGTGACAACCGGTTGTATTTTTTAATTACTTTATTTGCCTTAAATTACCCTCTCACTATAAGCCACGGGAAGGCCGTTTTGACAACCAATTTAGAGAAAGTTTTTTAATTTTCTTTTTGCTTGTGCAAGTGATTTAGCAACAGCCTGTTTTGATATACCCTTAATTTTAGCAACTTCACCAATGCTAAGCCCGTAAAAGTGAACGGCCATAAACGCATCTCTTTGTTTCGCCGTTAAGGTGGCGATCGCTTCATCAAGAGCCTCCGCAGTTTCGAGCCTGCGTATTGTGTCCTCAATTGGCTCCTCGTGATTGTCCAACCACTCATGCTCATCCATTGAAAGGTCCAGGCTCTCGTGTCGTCTCGTTTCCTTGCGCTCGTTCAGATCCTCTTCTTTATCCATTTCCTCTAAGATTTTAACCCATCTCTCATCAACATCAATATCAACGTCTTTCGTCCTTGTCTTGTATGTGTATTTCATTTGATCACCGCCTTTACAAACTCGCTTATGATATTCAGGTTTCTCTCGTAAAGTTTCTTATCCATGAACTTATCAAGACTACCGGCCGGCATGTGAACCCAGCCTGTACCCTTAACAAACTTCATTCCGGCCACGCAATTCCTGCAATCGTGATCGCATGGGAACAGGAGCTTACTGTCCGCCATCGGCTTATCACATTTATATCCGAATTTCATCTTGTCTTACACTCCCTTCCCAAAACCTTTTGCATTTGCTTCCGCTCATCCGTTCGTCAATCACTTTCTGCAGCAAATAAGCCGCGTGATCGTACTCCTCACGTCTCTCTCTTTCCTCCTGTAAGATGGCATCGCGTTTCGCCGTCAGCTTCTCTCTTTCTTTCTCGTCCTTACAGAGGTACATCTCAGCGTTGATGTTTCCAGCCATTGCGATCCTTGTAAAGCTCTGCACAAAGAACTCCTTGTACTTTTCCCCCATCACATCAATAATAATTTCCAACTGGCGTCTTGTCGGATCGCCTTCGAGTTTCTTGATTATCTCTTTCATTTTGCACCTCCTAAAACATCGTCTTTAATCTAGCCCTCAGATCGTCCGGCATTTCAACTCGCTCTTTCTCAGGTTCGGGCCCAAACTCTTTATACTTTGGCGGTTCAATTGCATTGCTCTTCGGTTTCTCTTCAATGATGAATTCATCACTCCAGCGCTCCTGATTAAAGAACGTCTGTCCCATAAGCACGTATTGTTTTGGTGTCCCGTTTCTTTTAATGCTCTCAACATACCTCTGAATACCGTCCTTGACCTGATCAAACGTTGCCCCGTTTTTTCTTGATCTCTTGTAAGCTTCAAATGCTTTTTTCTTTCCGGCCTTCCTCGGATACAGTTTCCACAGCTCATCAAATTCATCAGAAAGAGAAGAGGAACTGTCGATGTTTGCCGCAGGCGAACTCGACGACGTATTACTTATACTATACTTACCTATCCTATCCTTACCTGTGTCTCCATCCTGTATACATTCTGGATACATTGTTGAAGCTTCAATGGTTTTGGCAATTCTCTTATAAGACTTATTTTCCTTCACCATAAGTTCGGCGCGCTCTTCTTTGTAAACAGTCGCTTTGAATCTATCAGACTGAATATAATTGTGTATTTTCCAGTGCTTTATGACAACAACGCCACTGTCAAACGGAATAATGAAGTTTTTTGCAATTAACAACTTTGCATCGTCGTCACTTGCGCCAACCATTCTTTGTATCTTCTTTGGGTTGTTGATAAACCCTTCGTCATCAGCTCGCATAGACAAGTGAAAATATAGCGCCTGTGCCGATAAGGGCATATCAAGAAACGCGTCTGAATCGATTATTGTCTTTGCGAACATCCTTCTTTCAGCCATCATTTTCCTCCTTCCAAGATTTCAATTATCCGATAACCAGCCTCATCAGGTGAGCAAAACTGAAATTCACAGCCATAGCGAGATTCACATATCGACATTGCTGTTGCCAACTGTTCACCTCTTACGACCTTGCCACTGTGAAGCTTCATTTTTGTTTCATACAGGTCGCTTTGACGAGAAAAACGACTGTCTTCGATGAGAAAAACGAGCTTTATTCCGGCAAGTTTCGCACCTTTCATTTCCTCGGCAAACCTGGTGCGTTCATTTACATTTCCACACAAATTTTGTGCAATCTCGATTACATCCTGCTTAGTGTCTACCACGATCGAAGGCATGATCATGTAGTCTCCCCACGGAATGGCTGCCCTCTTAACAATGATACCTTGATTTGCAAAGTACATACGTTTTTTCTCGTGATGGCCACGTTTATTACGGGAATCTTCAATTATCACTGCCATCGTCGTTCACCTCCTTTTCGACATGGCGCCAGATATAGCCTTTGTGCGTTTTTCGTTTGCCGTTACAACATTCGCTCACATGCCTATGATTAAACCCAAGCCCGTCCGCACTACAAGCGGATATAAAATAATGCTCCCTAAGGCCTGTGCGTGGGTTAATTGCCTCCACTGGCCCGCCGCCAAGTGATAAACTTATCCTTTTGCGCCATTCATCACCGTGGGGTTTGCCATAACTTGGATTGTTTTCTCCTTTCATCGCTTCGCTCATTTTATGGCGTGTATCTTCTGTCGGCCTTTCTAACTCCCCTCCATAAGTTTTGTTATAACCAAAGCGAGGATCATATGACATATGTTCCAGAATCAACATTTCTTCTATGTTTTTTGCAATCGCGATTGGAATATTTTTAAACAACACATAGTGGGCAAAGTTTTCCCAACTATACTTGTTAATGGCGTTCGTAAAGTGCGCATTGTTACTATACCCGTAGCCGTTTCTCCACCGCCTCTCTGGCTCCTGAACTGTAATACCAAAATACTTCTTCCCATTTATTAAGTTAACGTGCACATAAACGGCACAATTATCTTCAGACATAAAAACCTCCTTAATTTTTGGCGCTATTTTTCAACTTTCGCCAAACCATGCAGTAATGAATAATGCCGATGATGAATACTGCCGGGGCAAGAAGCATTATTATTTTACCAAGAGCAACGATCGTTTGGTTGTCGATAAATTCGAACATTCCAACGCCGGCTGCAAGCAGACCAATTGCTGTTCTTACATAGGCTAATAGGGTCTGGGAATTTGCCAGTGATGTCCTTTCAAGGGCCATTTCTGTTCTTTCGCTGGACATGGTGGTTCTTTCGTACGCCATCTCATCTTGCGTCAGACTACGATCAATTTTTTTCATTGCTTCTCACCTCCTTTTTTAATGAGGTGGAGGAGCTATCCCACGAAACCCCTCCACCGAACATAACTTTAATCGTGCATGCGGCCCGCTGCAATGGGAATGAGCCACACCACAATTATAAATATACCAACTAATAACTTAATCATCTTACTTCTTTACATGGCTAATCGTCACCGGAATAGCGACAACAACCAGCACTCCCAAAACAATAAGTCCAGTAATCATTATTTGCTCCTTTCCGTGCTAAATGCACTTACCATACAGGTTTGCCTTGTGGCTTTTCAAATTATCAACCCGATTTTCAGCTCGCTCCTCTTGCATCTCGACCTCGTAGTCGATCTCCTCAAAAAGCGCCTTTAAATCGTCAAATGTTGGTTCGTCAAAGATAAGTTCAACTTCATCCTCGCAAAGAGGCGCATCGGCCGCTACTGGCTCTGGCCACTCTCTTCGCTTTCGCCATCTTTTCGGCCTAAACATGATCCCCTCCTTACTTCTTCTTCGCCTTCTGTGTCAGTACGCACAGATAAGCGCAGAATGCGACAACAGCGATACTTGAACCAATTACCTCAAAAGTCATATCGTACCTCCCTTACTTTCTGTTCTTGCGATGAGCGTTGATAGCACCCTTCGCCCAACAACACACGCCCACAACGAAAAGCGCGAACGCCAGTCCGCAAAATACTACGTCAGCTCCAATATTCATTTCGTACCTCCTTTACTTTTTATTAATATCTTCAACACATAACATAATCCTATCAATCTTCCTGCGAACAGCTTGTAACGATTCATTTTGTTCGAGAAGCGCCTGCAATATTGCAACCTCTACACCCTTGCCTGGAAACTGCTTCTCAGCCTCTTTAATCCGGCCAAGTACATCCCTATATGCGTAGACGTACATTTATTCCTCCTTTCTATTCTTCAGCTTCTTTCCTTCGGTGAGTATAAACTCAATCCGATAAGCTGCCGCAGCTGCGACAATCACGGTTGCAGCGCCTAAACAAAATCCACAAAACATTTTATTCCTCCTTTCTACTTCCACCGCATCGACCAAAAGGCTAAAACAGCCATACCAACTAACGCAGCAGAACCAATAATATACATTACAACTTCAATCCTTGGTGCGAGATTAGAAATATCCACTTCGGATCACCTCCTTAAAAGGGAATTTCATCGTCTTTGATAGCCTCGAACGCTGGAATTGTAGTGTCTGTGACGTTGCCGACACTCTTAGTCTCTGCTGCTCCAGCCGTCTCGTCAACCTTCTCTGGTACGGCGTAGTCTTCATTATAGATCGTTTCGATCGTCACGAACTGCGCATTGTATGTATCCAGTTTTGTCTTGATCTTACCATCATTGCCGAT